GTGATATGACTAAAAAGCGTGGCAAACTATCTACTAGTGAAATGAATTTCATTAAACAGAACTGCTTTGATCTTCCTATTGAAGACATCGCTAGAAATCTAAATAGAACGACGGCGCCGATACAAAAGTTTATAGATAAAGAAAATCTGAAGATGCGTAACATGACTGACGATGAGCATCTTTTAGTAGAATTAAGAGGCCGCTATTATTTTCAAGAGCTTAGAAAACAATTTGCCGATTCCGAGATTATTTTCTTTGAACATCAGTGGATCGACTATTTTAAACAATTTTCCGAAGATGTAACACATACCGAGGAAATGGAGATACTAGAGGTTATTAGAACTGAGGTACTTATTAATCGTGGTATGGAAGATCGCCAAGAGGTGTTTAAGAACATCGAACGCCTGAACAAGCTGGTCGATAATGAGATGGAGAAGCCCAGCGCCATGCAGGACACTGTAGCATTGGCCTCATTCCAAACTCAGCTAGGAGCAGCTATATCTTCTAAATCTGCTTATATTAATGAACATGAAAAGTTATTAACAAAGAAAGAGCGGCTACTTAAGGATTTAAAGGGTACTAGAGAACAGCGGAAGAGAAATGCCGATGATGCTAAAACTAACTTCAGTTCTTGGCTCCGACAGCTAGATGAAAAGGCATTACGGGAAAAGGAAGGGTTTGATATGGAGGTTCACAGGGTTGCCGCTAATAAGGCAGTGGATAAGCTTGCCGGGTATCATGAATATGAAGATGGTACTGTGGACCAACCAATTTTAAATGCGGATACGTTAATAGAGGAAGACAAATGAAATCAGCTTTAGTTACAGGAGTCACAGGTCAAGATGGCTCTTACCTATCGGAGCTTTTATTAGAGAAAGATTATGAGGTATTTGGACTAAAAAGGCGTAGTAGCACCAATACCTTAGATAGACTTTCTAAGTGTTTAAATCATCAGAACTTTTCAATTGTAGAGGGAGAGGTAGCTGACTCAGGCTGCGTCTATGAAGTAGTTAATAAACACAAACCCGATGAAATTTATAATCTAGCGGCACAGTCTCATGTAGGAAGTTCCTTTGAGCAACCTGATTTTACTTTTCAAGTAAATGCATTAGGACCGCTCCATCTTTTAGAAGCTATTAGAAGGTTCTCGCCGGAAACTAAATTCTATCAGGCATCTACTAGCGAAATGTTTGGTAAGAACTATACGACTAGTTCTGATATAATGGAACCCCATAAATACCAAGACGAAGATACTGTGTTAATGCCACAATCTCCATATGCAGTAGCTAAAGTTGCTGCTCATCATCTTGTACGTATATATAGGGAAGCTTATGATGTTTTTGGATGTTGCGGAATTTTGTTCAACCACGAAAGTGAGCGGCGCGGCGAGAACTTTGTGACGAGAAAGATTACGAAGTGGTTGGGTGAATTTTTAGTGTGGGTTAATAGACACGGAGTTAAATATGATGACTTAGTGTTTGATAAAGATGAAATTTATATACCCGGCAGAATGTCGAAAGAACAGGGTTTTCAATTTGCCAAATTACGATTGGGCAATTTAGATGCACGTCGTGACTGGGGTCACGCCAGAGATTACGTACAAGCAATGCATCTCATGGTTCAACAGAAGAAACCTAAAGATTATGTTATTGCTACAGGCAATACCTATTCTATTAGGGAATTTCTAGATGAGGCGTTTTCTTTGATTGATGTATGGGATTGGAGTAACTATGTAGTAGTAGACCCTAAATTCTATAGGCCTGCTGAGGTGGAATATTTACAGGGAAAACCAGATAGGGCCAGACAAGAGCTATCTTGGATGCCTAAGATAGAGTTTAAACAGCTTGTACAGATAATGGTTGAGCACGATATTCATGCAGCACAGAAATTGGAATGAGCCGGCCTATGCGCAATGGCGCAAAGATATTCGCAAACGGGACAAGTATAGGTGTCGATGGCCCGGATGTAATTCTAAAAAGAGGTTAGAGGTGCATCATATTAAAAAGTGGGGAAGTCACCCCGCTCTTCGTTATTCTATTAATAATGGTATTACCTTGTGTAAACAGTGTCACACTAAGATTAAGGGAAATGAGGAGGGATATGAAGTTTTTTTCTTAAAACTACTAGAGTGGGATGCTAGACAATGAGTAGATTTACAGTTATTCGAGATACGCGAGAAAAAGAGGGACACGGTTGGTGGTTTGATGAAAATGCGTATTGTGTAGGTACTGAGACTGCTAAGGTAGATATAGGCGACTATGCTATCAAAGACAAAGAACATCTATTGTGTATAGAAAGGAAAGAGTCGGTTTCCGAATTTGCTGGAAATTGCGGAGAGAAGAGGTTTTTACGTGAACTAAAGGCGATGTCCTCTTTTCCTCATTCTTTTCTTTTATTTGAATTTGGATGGCATCAGATAGAGCAATATCCTATCGGCTCTACTGTTCCACGAAATAAGTGGTCGCAGATTCGCATTAAGGGTAAATATATGATGCGTGTGATTGCATCGGCTTATATAGAACATGGCATACATGTGATAGCTTGTGGTGATAAGGTTCGTGCTGAAGAAATAGCTTTTAGACTGATGAGGCATGTGAATGACTTATAATGTAGAAACAGCAGAACATGCTTGGCTGGATTTAAATAAAGAAGATGTAGCTTCAATCAAGAATCCTCTAATTAATTTAGAGCAGAAAGATAGAGACAATCTACATCTACACGTTTTGAAACTCATGAGAAAGCCAGAGTATTTTCAATGGACAGTTAAAAAGTTAATGAATGTGGAGTTACTTCCTGAGCAGGTAGTAATCTTGAGAGAGCTTTGGAGTCGTGCTTTTCCAATGTATATTGCTAGTCGTGGTTTTGGTAAATCGTTTTTATTGGCCGTATATGCTATCTTAAAATGTACTCTTATTCCGGGTACTAAGATTGTTGTCGTTGGCGCAGCCTTTAGACAGTCTAAAGTTATTTTTGAATATATGGATACTATTTGGAAAAATGCACCTATTTTACAAAGTCTCTGTACTGATAGTAGTGGTCCTCGAAGAGACGTAGACAGATGCACTATGCGACTTAATGACAGTTGGGCTATGGCTGTGCCCCTTGGAGATGGTAGTAAGATTAGGGGCTTGCGTGCCCATACTATTATTGCTGATGAATTTAATAGCATTCCTGTTGACATTTACGAGACTGTAGTGGCTGGTTTTGCTGCTGTGTCGGCCAACCCTACTGAGAATGTCAAAGAGGCAGCTAAACGTAAAAGGTTACAAAAAGCAGGAAACTGGAATGAGAAGTTAGAAGATCAGTATCAGGACCGCCAATCTAACCAATCGATTATCTCGGGAACCTGTGGATATGGATTTGAACACTTTGCATCTTATTGGAAAAAATATAAATCAACGATCCAAACCAAAGGTGATTTCAAGAAAGCTGCAGACGTAGAAGGAGATGGTCCCCAAGAAGTTCCAGAATATATGAAGCGTTTAGATTGGAAAGCATTTTCTATTGTGCGCATTCCTTATGAGCTAATTCCCGAAGGATTTATGGATGATCAGCAGGTAGCGCGTGCTAGAGCTACGATGCATAACGGAATCTACCAAATGGAGTATGGGGCGTGCTTTACATCTGATAGTCAAGGGTTTTTCAAAAGAAGCCTTATTGAGGGATGTGTGGCCCATGATCGAAACTGTGGAAGTGTAGACTGGGCTCCATGGTGTTCCACTCCCTTTGATCCTGCGACACGAGGTAATCCTGATCTCAAATATGTATTTGGTATTGATCCAGCTTCTGAACAAGACAACTTTGCATTGGTGATAATCGAAATCCACCCGGAGCATCATCGCATAGTATATACGTGGACGACTAATAAGAAAGACTTTCAAAGTCGAAAACAGATTGGGTTAACGGATGCTAATGACTATTATAGTTTTTGTTGTAGAAAAATTAGAGAATTATATAAGGTGTTTCCCTGTGTTCGTATTGGGATAGATTCTCAAGGAGGAGGATATGCTCTTGCGGAAGGTTTGAGAGATCACGATAAGATGTTTACAGGTGAAAGACCCATTCTTCCTATTATAGAAGAGAAGAAAGAAAAAGATACAGATCGTGTTGCGGGAGACCATGTTATAGATCTAGTTCAATTTGCCAAGGCGGAATGGACATCTCAGGCAAATCATGGGCTTAGGAAAGACATGGAAGATAAGGTTCTCCTATTCCCTAGATTTGACACCCTTAGCTTAAGCCTGATGAGTGAGAAAGATAAGATCTCTTTCCGGCAACTAAAAGACAAGGTGGGAGAATCTCATGCTTTAAGATTGTATGATACTCTAGAAGATGCTGTAATGGAAATAGAGGAGCTGAAAGATGAGCTAGTAACAGTTGTGGTTTCCATCACTCCGGGGGGTAGGGAAAGATTTGATACTCCTGAGATTAAGACTGATACGGGCAAAAAGGGACGTATGAGAAAAGATCGTTATAGTGCTTTAGTTATTGCTAATATGCTAGCTAGAGAATCCCAAAGGGAGATTCCGGGTCCTGTATACAATAATATCGGGACAGTAATTACTCCGGGAATGATGAAATTGGATTCCTCAAATCAAATGTATGTGGGTCAAGAGTGGGCTGCTCAAATGAATCAGAATACTTGTTTTGGAATTCGTCGTAATTAATTCTCTTGGTGTAATAATCAATAGGTATTGATTTTCCATCAATTACTATTATTCTATACAGGCAATAAAAGTGGCAAGAAAAAAATCTCCAAATGCTAAAGAAGAGTTTCCTTCTGATGGTCCGGCTTATGTAAGTTGGGCAGGTAGTAAAGCAGATCAAGCAAAGAACCTTCAAATATATACGAAGGCTATTCAAGAAAGCGCTACTGCTTCATATAGCTCACGTATTAGAGATTTTTCTAATTTAACCACTTCTCTAAGTGGAAGGCCCGGTTTACGTAATTCTGACTTTGATTATTTCAGGCCAGACCAAGCCGTTCCAGAAAAACCCAAAGATATTATTGCTTTTGCTCGTGCAGCCTATAGAAGAATAGGGTTGATTAGAAATGCTATTGACCTTATGGGTGATTTTGCTTGCCAAGGCGTTCGGTTAGTCCATCAGAATAAAAGAGTAGAAAAATTCTACAATGATTGGTTTAATCGTGTTCGCGGAAAAGAAGTTTCTGAACGACTTTGTAACTTGTTGTTTAGAGAGGCAAATGTTCCCATAAGAATGAGCACTGCTAAGATTAATAGACAAAAACGATTAGAAATGCAGAAATCGGTTGCCTCTCCTGATATGATTGCAGATCTCAAAGTTTCTGATTTTTCTCCGAACGAAATCCCTTGGCAGTATTATTTTATTGACCCTTTGACTATAGAAGCTATAGGGGGTCCTTTAGCTAGTGTGATTGGCGAACGTAAATATATAATGAAATTACCTAAACATATTGTGAATATGATTAGAAAGTTACGTAATTCTACTGATCCTTTTGAAAGAGGGATTTTAGAGCAAGTTCCTCAAGAGATCATACAAGCTGCTGACACGAACAAGGGTGTCTTACTTCCTCAAGACAAAACATTCGTTTATTTTTATAAAAAAGATGATTGGCAAGAGTGGGCTGATCCTATGACTTATGCGTGCTTTAATGACCTTATATTATATGAGAGATTGAAGCTTGCCGATAAGACCGCTCTTGACGGTGCTATTTCTAAAATTCGTATTTTTAAATTAGGTAGTTTAGAGCATAAGCTGGCTCCTACTCCAGCAGCTGCTTCAACCCTACAATCTATATTGGGGGCAAATGTTGGTGGTGGCACTACTGATATCGTGTGGGGTCCAGATATTGAACTTCTTGAAACGGGGACGGATGTTCAACGCTTCTTAGGTGAGGAAAAGTATCGTCCTACCCTCATGGCTATATATGCATGTCTAGGAATTCCTCCTACATTGACAGGAACGTTTGGAGCTTCCGGCACTACGAACAATTTTATTTCTTTGAAAACGTTAACCGAGCGTTTAAGTTATGTTCGTAATACTTTATTGGAATTTTGGAATACTCAGATAAAAATCGTGCAGACAACTATGGGTTTTAGGTTTCCAGCCGAAGTTGAATTTGATTTTATGTATTTGGATGATCCTACCTCGGTAGCTAATCTTTTAGTCAACATGGCTGATAGAAACATTGTAAGTGATGAGTTTGTTCAGCGACACATCAAGGCCAAACCCGGAATCGAGAGACGCCGAGTAGTAGATGAGGAGAAGGTTAGGGTGTCTAAAGATTTAGAAAAAATAAGTCCCTATCATGCTGTAGACAAGCAATATGGTCTGGAAAAGATTGCTTTACAAACCGGGGTAGCATCTCCAAGTCAAGTAGGGGTAGAGCTAAAAAAGAAAAAGGGAGATAAGGCTGCCTTAGATATGAAGCAGTCTAAGTCTCCGTCTCCACGAAATAACGATAACGGTTCACCACCGGGATCTCCGGGACGCCCTCAAAATTCACGAGACATACAAAAGCGGAAACCTAAGCAGTTTAAGCCTAAGAATAAAGCCTCTATTGATCTATGGGCTAAGGAAGCTCAGTCAAAGATATCTACAATTTTAAATCCCGGCATCTTAGAGCGGTTTGGTAAAAAGAACATGCGGAGCCTTACAGCTCAAGAATTTAATGAGTCCGAACAAATTAAGTTTTCTGTTTTGTGTAGTCTGAGCTACTTAGAAGCTGTGGATGCCAAGGTTATAGGTGCAGGATTAGCCCAAAAGTTGCCAAATGGTGTAATTCAAGAGTGTGAGGAGTGGATCACAAACGCTGCTCATGATATGGATAGAAAATTAAGTATTGACGAAATTAGAAATATACGTGCTACTTTCTACGTCGAGCACTGTGAATAAGGTAAAGCTATGAATAATAAAATAGAAATTTTTCAAGCAGAAAAAGAAGCTGGTTTGGAGTCGTTGATTTCCGCTAATGCTTCTATTGCCTATGCGTCTCCTGTTTTATTGGGTAATGAACTAGATTCACCCAAGGGTGCCGCAAAGCCTATTGCCTTGATTGCTAAGGCTGCCAAGGATGACCCCGATATTTACCATGTGTACTCTATTTTGGTTACGACCTCGTGGAATAAGAACGATGATGTTTTTGCCAAAGAAGAGGTATGGGCTTCTAAGGATACTCCCAAATACAAGCCTACCAATTTAGAACATGATGAAAAGCAGATTGTGGGAGGTATGATCGATAATTGGGCTGTAGATCAAAATTTTAATTTAATTGATGAAAATGTAGATCCTAAAGAGCTTCCGGATCACTATCATATATTAGTAGCCTCTGTTATTTATAAACAATGGCAAGACCCAACATATCAAAAACGTGCTTTGGACCTTATTGGAAAGATTGAAGCAGGACAAAAGCATGTGTCTATGGAGTGCGTTTTTAGAGGGTTTGATTATGCAGTGGTTGCTCCAGATGGCAAAAATCACATATTGACCAGAAATGACGAGACAGCCTTTTTGACACAACATCTGCGATCTTACGGTGGAACGGGTAAGTATCAAGACCATCAGGTTGGACGTTTGTTGCGAAGTATTACTTTTAGCGGAAAAGGATTTGTTGACCGTCCCGCTAACCCTGAAAGTATTATATTTGATCAAAATCGAGTATTTGAGTTTAATAAGGCCGCTATTTCATCCAAAAATATGTTTTTAAATGAAAATGGTGTAATAATGAAAATAGATAACCTTAATCGTTCCGACACACAGGAGAGTTATGATATGTCTAATGAAATTTTAAATGACCAGATTGCAGAGTTAAAGACTGCTCTTGAATCTGCGCAAGCAGAAAATAAAGAGTTAGCCGATAAGCTTTCTGATGCAAGCGTTAAAAAGTATGCGAAAACTATTGACGAATTGACTCAGCAAGCTAAGGCTACGGAAGAGCACATTGCCACTTTGATGAAAGACTTGGAGACTTCTCAGAGTAGCGTAGAGGATTTAACGGGAGCGTTGGAGACATCTAATGAGGCTTATGCTAAATTAGAAACTGAGATCTCTGAGATGAAAGCTGCCGCCAAGCTTCGTGCTCGAAAGATTGCTCTAATTCATGCGGGCCTTTCTGATGAAGAGGCCGAAGTTAAATTGGAGACTTTTGGAGATCTTAGTGACGAGCAGTTTGGAGCCCTAGCTGAAACGCTTTTAGCTTATACCAAGACCTTAGATGCTATTGTTCAGTCTGATACGTCTCAAAGCACAGAGCCGAAAGACGATGCTACTGAAGCTTCTGAAGTTACAGAAGAGGTCGAAGCTGTAGATGAGAGAACAGATGAAGAAGTTTTAGAGACCGTGCAGGCTGAGGAAGCTACTCAGTTATCGGTTGAATCCGACGAGAGTGTTGGTGGAGACGATAAACTAGAAGCCACTCGCGCCAATCTTTGTAATTGGGTAGAAACTGTTATTTTAGACAATAACTCACAATCGGGAGAATAAACAATGGCACTGAGACCAGATAGAAATGAATTTTTAACCGATCTTAGCTTTTTTATGGATGAAGTAGCTGAGCGAGGCATTCTTGTCGTACAAAGCACTGAGGGTTCGGGCGCAGCCATGGATCAGTCCGAAGCGGCTGTTAAAATTGGTAGCGTCGATGACAAAGCTACTGATATGCCAGTAGGCTTGTTGCTTTGTGATGTGGTTAATTTAGACCTTACTCGTCAGCATATTAATTATGCTAAAGAC